TCAGCAATTCTGTTGCCCGCTCTCTGTCATTCATACTAATGCCCATTTTACCAAGGAACGCAGAAAACCCCATCTCAGCCCGATTCTGTGTCATGCCCTGCGCGGCCATCACATCAGTGATACTCAGCGCATCTTTCGACGTTGAGGCCGATGCATCAGTCAGGCCGGGGGATTTTGGGGAGTAGTATTTCGGTAAATCTTCCAGTTTCATTTTTTGACCTGCCCTTCAAGCATTATGGGGTAAATCTTCACCCCCAGACGTCCACCAGATACTGGCTGACCACGAACGATATTGATTTCATCAAACTGCTCATCGTCCATTAACACTCCCGCATGCGTCAGCGCATCCAGCGGTGCTTTCAGGATATTGTCCAGGTCGCGACGACGCTTATCCGGAAGCTCTGCAATCACCTTTATCGCCAGCCTTCCGGACAGGCTTAATTTCAGCCGCTGCTGGCGAACAATAAGCGCCACAGCCCGGCGATAACGCTTTCCCTCCTCCGAGATAAAATATGTGCTGCCACGGCGTCGCCAGTAAGTGTTCACCGTCGGCGGGTAAGGTAAAACCAAATCTATGAGCATCACTCACCTCTTTTACCCAAGCACGCCAGTTGCAAAGGCGTGATCAAGAAAACGAAAAATTAAATCAACCTGAGAACCATGCTTTTCTTCGAACGCCAGAGGATCCGCATGAAGCTCGTTGTGATGCTCCCGACACAGCGGTAGCGTGAAAATATCGTGAGATTTTGTCCCCATTCCGCCCTGACCATGACCAATCAGGTGATGGGGATCGTCGGCTGGCTTACCACAACACGCACACGGCTGTGTCTTCACCCAGCGTGTGTATTTCTCGTTAACCCAGCGGCGACGTTTAGGTCGTTTCATGAAAGATTCCGGAGACTCAGGATCAACGGCAATGCTGACCACCGTCTTTTCCTGTGGTGGGTTCTGTTGCTGGTGGGCGTGAGGCAGCGGCGCAAGATTTTTTGTGCGCTGTTTCAGTATGCTGGTGGCGGTCTGCTCTCCCGGTACGATGTCGCTTTCACGGTACATTGAGCGGATTTTTTCCGCACGCAACCCCAGCGAACGACGTAATACCGCTTCCGGTAGCGCGTCCGCCACCTGATTGCGGACCGCCCACCAGGATAATTCAGCCAGCGATAATTCCCGCTCCTGTGTGCCATTCATTGCGTGACGAATGACGTCAATCATCCATGCTGACAAGTTTTGGTGAGCAAGTTGCTCAAGTGATTCGGAGGTCTGGTCACGCAACTGGTTGTCGCAGTGCCAGCACAACACCATTGCGCCGGTACCATAACGGTGAATGACGGTTTCGCTGTGATGATAATCGCCGTGTGGCCACTGGCAGGATTTAATATGGCGCAACAGCCAGTCAGACAATGCACCAGCACCACCAGCAGCACGAATCACCCGTGCGTTACTGAAAAACGGCAGCAATGTTTTGTCTTCCACCAGCGGCTGGCGAACGGCAGGAACGACCCCGGACGGCAGATTACGCATGCTTTTCGGTTCCGGCTCCACCAGTACCCGGGTATTGTGGAATACCGGCATGGATTCACGGCCCGGCTTAACGATCACCAGCCCGAGTTCCGGTACCAGAACAGGTCGAAGTAATACTCGCACGTTACCTCCAGATGCGTTGCTGGAATGTGCGGGACGGACGCGGTGAGCGTTCGGAGTAAGGAAGCCTGACGGAGATTATCCAGTGACGATAATCGAGGCTGAGGGCTTTCTTAATCTCGTATCCGTGTCTGCGGTAGCACTGAATTAGCCACTCGGCCTGTTCTTCAGTGCATGGGGGATGCTGGAACCAGTCAGATTTGAAAGTGCGGGAACGCCGCCCGTGCCTGCTGGCAAAGACGGCAGAATCATCAGAATTGTGTAATTTGGTATCGTGCGCCATCGGTTGTCTCTGCTGGCGCAGCAGGTGCCAGTTGTTCAGGCTGGCGTGCGAATTGTAAACCAGAATGCCAGGAAAAAACAAAACCCGCCGAAGCGGGTTACGTGCGGGTGCGTTGAGGATGCCTGACACATCAGAGGTGGCGAGGGATTTCTCCCTCGCCGGGTCTCTTACTCCTCAGGTTCGTAAACTGTGAAGACAGCGACCTCCGTCTGGCCGGTTCGGATTCGTACCTCGCAGAGGTCTTTCCTCGTTACCAGTGCCGTCACTATGACGGTTAAACAGATGACGATCAGGGCGATTAACATCGCCTTTTGCTGCTTCATAGCCTGCTTCTCCTTGCCTTTCGGCACGTAAGAGGCTAACCTAGATTTGCCGTTCATAGATTGAGCCTCAGATTAATGTTAAGCGTCTTGCAGGACGCGTAATGTTAACTGGGGCTTTTCTCTATCTGCCTTTTGGTATTCATGCCTGAGACAGATAGCCTCAAGCACCCGCAGCAATTCTACTTAACTATCCTTTCCCCGCAAATCGTTTTTATCCCCAGCGACAAATCGAATACACCACCAGCGCCACCGCCATTGCGATCCCTACCGTTGTGAATGCCTCAGGCCAGGTCATCGTAAAACATCCTCTGCGCTTATCAGTCCGTTTCGCTTCAGGTAGTCCATCGCCTTACCCGGCAATTTACAGTCCGGCTTCGTTTTCCTCAGTTGCCAGGTTAACTGCTTTACCAGCATGGTTAACTCGTCGACCAGACGCTGATGTCCCACTGGTTTGTATTCATGCAATTTACCGGCTGGCTCTGCTGCCAGCGATGCCAGTGCGATTTCCAGAACAGCAATATCCATCTTATATGTGCGGATGATGTCATGGTCGATTGTGCCCGGTATGCACAGTCTCTGTGCTTCAATAGTCTCCTCTGCGTGAGCTATTAACTGCTCTCTGGTAAAAGTGGTCATGCCGCGCTTCCTTCTTGCTTATTAACGATTACACCGTCATATATTTCATTAAGGTGTCCCCTCAACTCCATGCGCCTTAATGCAGACAACATGTAATCGCATTCAACCTGCTTATTTCCAGTAAATGGCTTATCGTCAGGATCACCCCAACAGCAATTACCCTTGGGCCACCCATGTACTTTCCGTACTCTTCCGTTAACAACGTGAAGTAATCCCCAGCCAGGTGGTAAATCCTCAATTGAAATAATTCCCGGCTCACTAATAAAGAATCTCCAGTCGCCCATGCCAAGAGAGGGATTTTTACGGAAACGCTTTTTTCTATCTGCCAACAAGTCAGCACGAGAACACTTCGCCTCTATCAGGCATGATGCTGAATTTCTGAATCCCATAGCATCTGGTTGTTCTCCAGTACTGGTTACAGCAACAAAGCGGTCATGAAAGCAAACCTTGAACCCGTTGCGCTTAAGGAACCTGTAACCAGTTCATCCCATTTTTCGCGAAGCTTTGACGGACTCATGATATTTTTTACCCAGAATGGATCCCGCTGCGCCCGACCAAACATTTCACAAATTTGTCTGTGAGTTCTGCCATCCAGCATCCGCATTGTGCGCACGTCGTTGGCCCATGCGGTCCAGTTGGGTTCTTTCGGTCGCGAAATCTCGCCATCATCGCTGGCGGCCTGCTCGTAAAGACTCACGATTCGTCCCCAGATCCACTGCGCACACGCCAAATCTTCCTGGTTGCCCCACTGGCGTTTTTTTGCACTGAACACAACCGCGTCAGGGTGTCGGGTTAAAAAATCCTGTTCAACCGTCTGCGGGTCCGGTTGCGAAGCTTCCGGACGAGAAGTGTTTTTATTCTCTGTAGTAATCTCTGTTGTATTCTCTGTAAGATCATCAGGCCATTTTGACCCGATGACATTGAGTCGTTTTGAACCAATGGAACGTGCCATTTTGGCCCCTTCCATCGTGTCATTCTGACCTGATGGAGCAGCGCATTTTGACCTGATGGATTCGCTCACTTTGCCACCATTTAAAAGCTCGCTCTCGTAATTAATCGTGTAAAAATTAGTCATATCACGCTTTGATTTATTGAGCTTTTCGCAACGCAAAAGCCCCAGCGTTTTCAGACTTGCAAATGCGCGTTTTAACGTTGACTCTGACCAGAACGGGAACTGCTCCAGCCATTGTTCTGTTGTGTTATAAATCCAGCGAACACCATCACATTCCATGCCGGAACCGGTATCTCTCAACCAGTAATGCAACTGCTGCAACACGATGGCTTCGTTCAGACCAATTTTCATCGCCAGCTGCGTGTTTATAACCAGCGGACGTTCAGCAAAAAGGAGCTTCATCCCCCCCCCAGAACACGTTATCAATGCGCCACCACGGCATTTCCCGCCGGACCACCACGATTCATCTGATCGAACAACACGATCGCTGCCGCAACAAACTCATCGATATCTTTCACCAGGCGCTCCCGTCGCTCGACAAGCTCCCGGTGATATTCCGAACTGTGGCTGCGCATTCGGGCCACCAGTGGAGGCGGCATTGCTTTTTCGATCGCCGGTAACAACGCCTGAATTTTTTTAACCGCATCAGGGGTGTCTTTTTCTACCCAGCGGAAAATTTTCGTAAGCGTAAAGCCAATGCCGTCTGTAACACCTGCTCCTTGCAGACTAAATTAGAGCTCCTTCTAAATTAGACGGAGTTCTATTGATGGATAAACCTACAGACTGGCGCTCCGGAACCCGCCGGATATTTTCTAATGAATTTAAACTTCATATGGTTGAACTGGCTTCGAAACCAAATGCCAATGTTGCACAACTGGCCCGGGAACATGGCGTTGATAACAACCTGATTTTTAAATGGCTACGCCTCTGGCAAAGAGAAGGACGTATTTCTCGTAGAATGCCTCCAACTATTGTAGGCCCTACAGTATCACAATCTTTTCCGGCCTCTCCGACTCTGGTTCCAGTGGAACTTATCGACACCCCGCGCTGTGCTACAGATGCTCCTGCTCCGGGGGCATTATCAGTTGCTTGTGCAGCTTCCTGCCATGTGGAATTCCAT